ATATGGAGCCGGTGGGAGTTTCTAAAACTCAATTATATAGCTGTTTTTAGGTTTTAGGGTCTGTTTTAGGTACTGACTTCTAAAACTTTCACGGCTCATCATTTGTATTACTAGTTTAGCATAGGTTCCAAGAAAGTTCAAGCTTAATTATAAAAGAGATATAGAATGAAGCTATTTAATAGGAAAAAATCTTTTATTTTTTTAAAAAAAGTTAGTAAAATCTCTTGATTTAATACAACTTTAGTTGTATAATATATACATAAGGTTAAGGAGGAAACCTTAGACAAGGAAACTAAAGAAAGGAAAAATAAATGTTAAGGCGAAGAAAAAAGCCAATCAAAGCTAAGACGAATAAGCTAGTAGTCAAAATCAACTTGTTCATCATAAGCATTGAGTGGCACATCGAATTCGGATAGTGAGCAATCACTATCCGCCCCTTGGTGGGGCTTGCTTTAATTATAACAGGTATCGTGATGAAAGTAAAATTTAATGTTAAAAAAACCACAGCTAGAGAAAAACTTGAGTTTATTTTAGGGCTTCTGTTGATCGTAGTGATCATTTGGTTTTTTGTGAGGTAAATATGTTAGTTGATATCAATGCTATTAAATGGCTGCTAGAAAATGCCACAGCCTATTCTATTAGTAAAAATTGTGGATTATCCACCCAAGCAGTAGACAAATATAAGAATGGTATTTCTGATATTATGAATATGCGTTTGAAACACGCAATTAAAATGACAGAATACGCCAATCAGTTAAAAAACAAAAAGTGATGGTTATTTAATCATCACTTTTTTGATGTAAAGACCCATTGCTTATAGCACAGAATCAAAAAAACATAGTCATTCGATTGAGGTTACAACGGACAATTTTTAAAATGTCTATTAAAACAGAAAATAAAAAAAGCCCTCCCGAATTGGGAGGGGAAGAACTAATATCTAACTAAATGATCCGAAGCTATTGATACGCTTACCGTTTTGAGATTGTCCGACTGCGACATATCTACGATTTCCAGACAGACTAGTTAATTTTATTCATGATTATGATTTCCTTTCAATTCTGCAATTTCTTTTTTAAGCTCGATTATTGTATCAACCAAGCGTTGGAAGTGACCGTCATCGTCAACGTACCAAAGGCCGTTGGTTGCTATCTCATCATCTTCATTAATATTTTTGGAAACGATTGTCCGTTCAAGACCTTGCTCTTTGTTTAGAGAGTTGTTGTAATCATTCCATTCCTCTTTGGTCGTAAATTGTTGCATATAAAATCCAAGGACCGTATTGGAATTAATTTGATATTCCCATTCAAAAGGCCCTGTCCATTCAATTTTTCCAGTCTCTGGGTCTTTGAAGAACGGCGGACGATCCAAGCCTTTAAAAAATAAGGAATTTGTCTGCTTGTCTCTCACGATGTAGAACGGAAGATTCACAGTAGGGGCGCCAACCTCAGACCCTTTTAATTCCTCAAAAATCGTTACCCACGACGCGTCCGATTTTAACCATTCCAGCTTTTCAATGTTCTGGATTTTAGTAGCTGTGTCTGTTTCGATTTTATTTGATCGAGTGGTTAAATCTTTGATATCCAGTCCGATTTGTTTAAATGCTTCGACTAGATTCATGCTATTCTCCTTTCGCTTGGTTGTATGCTGCGAGATAATCAACGTCAGTTACAGCGTCAATTTTTTGACCAAGTTCGGTCAACTTAGCCACGATAGCGCTACTCGTGTCATTGTTGAGAGTGGCAATTTTCTCAGCGATCTCTTTGAGTGTGTCGAGATTTTCTGGGACACCTTCACCAAGAATATCAGCTTTCACACGCTGGATTGCTTCATTGAGCTGTTGCTCTGTGATTCCTGCGCTCACTTCCTTGTCGTTGATTGCATTACGCAAGTTTTTGATATCTGATCCAATTGCTACTACTACTGCTTCAAGTTTATTTTCTGCCATATTTTATTCCTTTCAAATCAAATTTTAGCTAAATTGTAAATCGCTACTAGGTCCGGAAGCTCTTCCGTCTGCGGCCCGTTCGGGTGCGCCGAAATATACTTGTCGATTTCTTCCTTGACGTTATTCTTCACAAGTTCCAAGACTTGCTCGCTGGTATATTCCTCCGCTGACCGGACCACGTCAACTCGGACGCTTTGGTCGCTCGGAAATACATACCCAGCGCAATCAACCTCGACAAGATAGCTATCGACTGGTAAGACTTTGGAAATCTTAAACGATACCTTTGAGCCTTGGACAGTAGCGCTAAACGTTGCTTTGCCTTTTTTGCTCACAAAGTGGATTGTAGCTGCCTGCCCGTCGAGGTCAATCGGTACCCAGTTTTCATCATATAATGCGAAACCAAAGAGGGAAGCCGAGTCGCCTTGCTTAACGACCCGACCGCCCTCAAACTGCTTTAAATTGGTACAGTTTGAGCGATTCATTCAATCACCCCTCATTCATAATAGTTGACTAAATCGTCTTTGTCCCAGCATGACAGCCAAACCGGGCCGAATTGTCCAAACTCAAACAAACGCCAGTAGTAACCGCCATAGTAACCGCCCTTGCCCGTATCTGCGATATGGGCTTCATCGAGTTCAAAGCTGAAATACATTCCAGACTTAAAGTCTTTATCAGCTCCGTCTGGCAAGTTATTGCCATTTTTGTCAACCCAGTTTACCAAAGACACAGGGATCCCGTTCTCGGTCCAGTCAAAGCCAACGGGCGCGAGATAATCGCACTTGATTTGATAGATACCGTTTACATACTTGACCTCATTCGCTTGATAAAAGGCCTTGTCTTTCGGTTGTACTGCCGTGTTCGCTTGATTGTTGGTCTGTGGTGCTGTGTCAGCGTATCGCCAAACCTCGATATAATTAGGCTTGTTCCAGCCGTAATAATCGTTCCAAGGATAGGTATTAATAGCTTGTCCGACTGCTCCTTGCGTTGAATAGTCGCAAGAGATGAAGTATGTATCGTCGATCATCGCCCCGACATGCCCACCAGCGCCACCAGATGAAGACATATCAGCACCCCATGACATTAGAATAATATCGGCCGGTTGTGCGTCCCAGTTTTGATTGATACTTACGCGGTAAAAGCCGTTATTAGCTAGTTGCTGGCCAAGAGTTACCGTTGACGGTAACCCGATGATATTGATTCCGGCTTCTTTTAAAACTTGCGACATGATACCGGAGCAATCCCCAGTACCGTCCGAACCGTTTCGACTACCTAGCATTGAATAGGTAATTAGTCCGCGACGACTAATAAAGCCGTTTACAATAGATTGTTGTACACTCATGTTCGACCTCTCTATTTCTTCCATTCTTCGTTAGCACGTTTAACGGCTGCTTCGATAAAGGTATTGAGTTCTTGATTCGTCAAGTGGATATTTTGCGATTCAAGACCCTCGATCAAGCTCGTTTTAGCGTGCTCAAGTTTATCCTTACCGTGGATATCCAATTTATCCGCGACCTGCTCTGTAGCGTTGACCGCATTTTTAGCCAAGATCTCAATGATCTCGATTGCTTTCTTGCCTCCACGCATGAGCAAGTATTTCTTGATCGCTTGAACCACGATCCCAGTTAATACAACTAAAATGCTCATAGCTGATGAAGTAATAATGCTTGTGATTTGATCCATGTTATTTTTCCTCTTTAATTTCTAGCTCCAAAAAGCGCTCAAAGAGCACTTTAATAGCACCGTTACCACCTAATTCGACGTAACTTTCATATAATTTTGACAACTCTTCTAGTTCATGCTGATTCGTGTATCCGCGTTTGAGCGCGTTTTTCAAATTTTCCTGCAATCGAAAACGTTGAAGTCGTTGTAAGCCTTTCCCGATAATCGTTAAATTTCGCTGGTTATCTTTCCCAATTTCTTCCACGGTTGAGACTGACTTCTCGAGGGTGTCTATCTTATTAGATAGACCATCAAGACGTTTGTCAGCTTCTTTGGAAGTTTTTGTACTCTTAAAGGAAAAGTAACTTGGAATGATAACGACTAAAACGGGAGTCAATTTGTCAACTAGTGCCAATAGGTCCAATTTTATCACCCCCTATTAAATCACTAGCTTACTGGACGGGTTGAGTTTCAAGCTCTCCCGCTGGTTGAGGTGCGGTCGCTTTTGGCTCTGTCCACTTCCAAACCGCCAACTTACCATTTTGTGAGAGCGATCCCTCAAGGTCTGCCACTGTTTCGTTGTTGTAAGTAAATTCTTGATTTACTTGGACCAGTACACGTTGACCCTCTCCATATTTAGGAGTATGGCTTGGATCGTTAACCGTAAAGATTTCATACGGCTTGTAAGTCTTGCCAGCTTGCCCAGTTTCTACCAATTCCAATCCGCTAGCATACAGAGTTGGATCAATTGGATTGTCTGTATCTGTTACACGAGCGAGAACTGACCAATCAGCCACTGATTTGATGCTTTGGATTTGTTGCGTCATCGCTTCGTTCTCCTTGGTCAATTCTTGGATTTTAGCGATAGCGTTATTGTTGGCTTCGACAGACTTGTCAAGCTCTTTCTTAATTGCAACGACTGCGCCAGATGTGTCAAGTTCCATGCGGACGATGTTTAATACTGCTTCAACCAGTGTCGCATCATCTTCAGTCGTGCGGTTTGTTGGCAAAATTTCCTCGAAAACACGGTACGGAAAGTCTTGCTTGATTGCTACTTTGGTAGTGTTAGCTACTGCATCGTATGATTTAAATTGTACTTTGTAATCCATTATTTAGTTACCTCGTTTTTGTTTTTGATTTCTTCAAACAGGTCCTTCAAATCTTTGTCAGACTCTAGGACAGAGCGATAGCTTTCAATTTCCTGAGCGAGTTGAGCTACATGTTCCTGAGATTTAGTAAGTCGGGCTTTAAATTCAGCCTCGTTGATTGTCTTATTCGCCAATTGGTTGGCTAAATCAGTGATGATTGCTATGTATGTGCTTTCGTTCATTTTGCTACCTCTTATTAGATATATTGGTCAAATGGAATTGTTTGATCAGAATTGATATTGTAGAATGGGAAGCCATATATATTAAGCCCCCATGAAGGGTTTTTTTTGCGTATTATTTCAAAATTCTGTCTGAAATGTTCAAGTAGTACGCCTAAATTCCACGCTCCGGCATGCCCTCCTTCCCCGTGCGAAGGAACTGTGAATCCAGTAGTTTGAAATTGTAGTCCGCCATTTTGACGCACAGAGTGTCTAAATTGGATTCGGTCTCCGACTAATTCCACCCTGTCGTAAGGAGTTTCACGACTATCACGAAATATTCTGATACCGGCGAAAGATCCGTCCGCCCCAGCATCTGATGGGTTGTCGGTCATTTCGTTGATCCATTTATGAGATGTATTTCCTAAAGTGGTCGCAACACCGCCATGTACGGAATCTTTAAACATCAACGCTCCGATAGTGTTGTGCTTCTTCTGAGGATGTGTGCGTTGTCTAAAGAGTACATT